ACTTGATTTACCCCCGACTCTCTATCTTTTTCATCTAGGAAGCGAGCAGCCTCTTCTTCATTAATTCCGTCTAGCATAATATTGTTTTATTATATTATATCGAAAAATTAGGAATAGTTCTAGGAGTTAATGAATTGCTCGAAAGTCAAGGCTCGACTTTCATACATTCTTTCAATGGTGTCAACATAGACTTCAGTAATCTTTAGAGTCCTAGGATCTGTTACCCATACCCTAACTGTTTCGTTTGCATAATTTGGAATAAGTTTATAGAGCTTACCAATTATAGTTTTAGGTTTTCCTGAAGCGTGTGAATTTATAACTATTCCACGTATACGGTCTCCTGGTTTAAAAAATGTTCTAAGGGTTCCCATCTTAATATCAATAGGTCTTATTCCAGGGTCACCTTTTATTGACATGTCAGTCAACGGTGACTGTTTTATGGAAATTCCTGGAGTAAACTGACTACGACCAGTGGTAAAATTAAAGTCGCCCTTTGTTCCATAAAAAGGCAGGCCTTTAGCAAAGTCCCTCTGCCCAACGGCACTTGTAGTCATATTTTCGTTTAGTTTACTCATTACCAAGCAAGAGGAATTACTCTTTTCTTATAGCCTATGACTGTATACTCGTCTACTGGATCAACTGCACCGCCTATACTATCGCAAAATAAAAACTTTTTAAGGTATACGTGAATTATCGGATTAGTGGTAAAATATCCGATTGGATATATTGGAGCGTCATCATCTGCATTATCTATTCCCCATATCTTTATGTGAGAGACATGTACATCTACACTAGATAGATCAGCAAATTCTAACTTAAATACTGGTCCTCTTGAAAAACCATAATGTTGATCTTCGCCGATTTGCCAGTAACCAATAGTACTTGGTGCTGTCTTGGGTTGTCTCCTGTCCGTACTAACAAAAGTTGGTGAATATACTGTGTCGTTTATTAGTGTAATTAGTTCTGTGCCGCTTTCTAACATTTTGTTTAAATTTTTTAATCTGCTTTTCCAAATAAGACAAGAGCAGAAACTTTGACTATATAATCTACATTAGGATTTATTATCTCTATCTTATTTATTAGATCTTCTGGATCATTTGATTTTGGATTCATAAACATGATGAATAAATTATGAAGTGGATATTCTAACGACTGCATATCGCTAGCTCTCTCAATTGAAATTTTTACTGACTTTGCAGTCAATGCAATCTCTTCAGAGTTATTATCATAACTAGGATATGTGATCTTAAGAAGTATTCCTCTAACGTATTCTTTTTCGCTTTCTAGTATTTGACTTGGTGAGTTAATTATCACTTGATTATCAAATAAGGTAAGAGTACCTCCGCTTGATTCTAGTCTAAGTCCTATGCAGGTATAACCGTCTACTGCTAGTGAAACATCTGCTAAGCAAAATTCTCCAGTAATGTCTTTCTGGTCAACTATCTTAAAACATTTATCGTTGAATAATTGAATAAACGGTTGATTTTCATAGCCTCCACAGCAATCACAGATGTCATTAAGGTTTGGAACTGCCATTTAGTAGTATTTTTTGTGCCTTCTTTTTCTTATTTATCTAAGACATCATCTAGTAAAACGTTTCATCTTTTCACTTAAGGTTGCAGGTTTTTTAGTATTTTTTCTATAATCTTCTGAAAAAGTTCCTCTGCCTGTCAGAGGAGGTGAGTCGATCGTCTGTTTGCTAACTTGGTGTGGTTCGTTGAGTGGTTGTGAGTCAATTACAATCTCAAGTAATTCATTAGATTCTTCGTCATTACTAATTAATTGATCTTCTAGTTGCTCTTGAATAACTTCATCTTCTTCTATCTCTTCTTTTAACTCTTCCTGCAAATCTTCTATTTCTTTAGCTATAGAGGTAGCATCCTTACCTTCATATTTAATAAAGAAGTGTAGACAGGTAAGTGAAATTAGTGGAAGAAGACCGCCTTCAAGTAAGGCTAGAACTCTTTTTTGTGATGCTACATCAGTGATATCTACACCTAAAGAATCCATTACTGGTAAAGTAAGCTCAACCCATTGTGTAAAAAATTTAGAAGTCGCATCGATCTCAGTATAACTAAAATAGACATTACCGATAAATTGAATAAATGTGACTATTATAAAAACAAACCAGACTGAGAACCCTCTTACTTTTACGGCAGCTGCAGCAATTGCAGACATTGCAGCTATTTCAATAGGAATAGATAGGTAAATTGCCCAACTTGTTGGGTTAGCTAAATCATACCAGCTAACTACATGAGATATTGAAATAGCGGCAACTGATATTATCGGAATTAGAAACGCAAACTTAATTATTAAGTGCTGGTTTCTACTAAACCAGTTAGTCATTTGACTCTATCTTATTTTTAATTTCAGATAAACTGCTTTTGCCTTTATCTAGATCATCTTCGTAGATCAAATAGTTAAACATAGTTCTTTCCATTTCGTCACGAACCTCCTTTTTGCTAGCTACTTCTTTTCTTAAGGAGTCAAGAAAAGTTTGTGTTTTAGCTGAATCTTTAATATATTGTTTCTCTAGCTTAGCTACTCTAGAATGAGTACAGCCTTTTACTAGATAAAGGAGTAATAGAATGATTGTACTAATCTTCCATGCGTGTGTTTTTAGTAACGGTAACCAGTTTTTCATGTTAGTTTATTTTGTTATTTTATTTATCTTAAAGTAATAAAGATAGAAGCAAAGAGCCAGAAGCTAATACTAGGATTGTAAAATAAGATATTGCCCAAACAACTTCTCGCCTTTTAAAGTTGCGAAAATTAAATTTTATTTGTAAAACATAGCCATAGAAAGAATCATTCTTAACTCTATCATAATCAACTGTTATTACGTCAAGTATCCCCTCCTTTGTTAGGAAGTCATTGTATTTTAACATTTTTTCAGATATCATTTTTAACTCAACTGGTTCTTGTGAAGCATCAGAATATAATAGAAGCTCAGGGTTTAGATTTACTCCTAAATAAAGATTAGCATCTTCATCTGTTTTAAACCCAATTTCATCTAGTTTTCCAGATGTATTTAGATTATAGATTATTTTTTTATACGTTATGTATTTCTGGTACTCGTTTATGTTTTTCTTAAGCGATGTACCTACCCAAATTGGATTTAGTTTATTTAAAATCATAATATTGCTTTTATTTTTTCATCAAATTGTGGATTTTTCTTTAAAATTGAGACTCTTAAGTCAGACCTAATTTTTCTAAGTTTTGTCTTTACTGTGTTTTCATTCATCTCATATTTTATAGCTATATCTTTTACTTTTTTATTCCTTATCATTTTATCTACTGCGATTCCTTTTAGCAGAGGATCAGGTATATCGTATATTTCTGAGACAGTTGTGTTGTAAATCATGTCTAGATCTCCATGAGATATTTGAATTTCTCCAAAGTTATCTGCATTATCTGAAGTATACTGCAATGCATCAATACTATAGTGGCTATTTTTCTTTAGATGAAAGAGATAAAACAAGGTCTCATTGCGAGCAATTGTGTAAATCCAAGTAGTAAACCGACCTTTTTCGTAATTGAACTGATGTATGTTTTTAAATATCTTCTTAAGAGTCCACTGTAGAGCCTCTTCTGTGTCGATATCGTTTTTACAAAATTTCCAAATAAAATACTTAAGCTTTGGATAAATTAGACTAGCTAGTTCATTTCGATCAGACTCAAGCACAGTAGGTAGTAGTATTTTTTCAGATATCTCTTGGATTCTAGCGTTGTTTTTGGCGTTAGTTTGTTCATTCATATTATTTTACTTCAATTTTTTTACTGTTTATTGAGTTAATTATTTTTAAACACTTTGCACAATTTTCATACTCTTCTATCTCTTCATAAAATATGAGTGCTTTTTGAAGTCCACTCACAAACTTTTCTTGAGAAAGATTTATTGTATAGACATCATCATTGATATTAATTTTTACGATAGTTGCGTCAGTCTCTTCCAAGTCAATACATGACTTTTCGACTGAGTCTATTAAATTATCATATATTGCTTTTTTGTGGAGGTTAAAAACTTCATCTAATGTGATGTTTCCTTCGAATTTTAGAGTTTTCATATAGTTTGTTTTGATACTAGACAAATATACTAAGATTTACTTAATCTTTAAAAAATTTAGAGTTAATTTTTTTCATTTTTTCTAAAGACTCTAGATTAAAAACGCTAGTATGATTTGATTTATTAGCTTCTGATGGATCTTGTGGCGTGTTTATTGTTTTTAAAGTATCATAATCATATAGCGGTTTAGTTGAACCTGTCCTAAATAAACTGAATATTTTTTCTTCAACTTCTTTACGATACTCAGTGGAAGTTGCTTCATATGTTGCAATGGTCATGTCCCACAATTGAGATGACTCGAAGGCAGGTGCTAAGTTAACACTAGTCATTGCTAAATCGTCGTTTCCGTTTTGGCCGCGATAAGTTCCGCCCTTCGACCTACCGAAGGACATAAGTTCAGCAATCGTAAGATAGTCGTTTGGAATTATACGAAGAGTCTCTACTAAATACTTAAATTTTTCGCAATATTTTATCTTGTTAGTAGGTCCAAGTCTTATTCCAGGTTTAGCTTGTACTGCCATTTCTGTGTGTTTAGTATGTATCATTTGTGATGGCCAATACTCTGAATTGTCCTGTAACCTATTTTTTATTATTTCCCCTTTATGATTCATTTCAAGGACTATTCTTACTTTATCAGGATT